GACACAATATTGTATGCGCTGTCGAACGAGATGAGTACTGTATTGAGGTTCTCATTCAACGGCAAAACGAACGAGCTTTATCTCCGTTCCCGATTTGGGACGACATATGCACGTTTGATGGAAGACCGTGGCGTGGAACTGTGGACTTGGTTTCTGGAGGATTCCCCTGCCAAGCGTTTAGTTCAGCAGCAAGAGGTAGAAATATTGCTGAAAAAGACTTATGGGGAGAAATGTGTAGGGTTATCCGAGAGATTGCGCCTAGAGTTGTCTTTGCTGAAAATGTTTCCGAAAGAGCGATATTACAAGCACAGGACGACTTGTTGGAACTCGGGTATAACAGTAAATATATCAAACTTTCAGCGAAAGACGTTGGTGCAGACCATGAAAGGGATCGATATTGGCTACTTGCATACACCGACTACTATGGCGAACTTTGCCGCACCTTCAATGCAAAAGCATCGGTCGTGCAGGAATTACGTAATAGTGTTTGGGAAACCTACCCCGGAGAATTTCGAATATCTGATGGCGTGGCCTACAGGATGGACAGACTTAAAGCCCTTGGAAATGGACAAGTTCCAATTGTGGCAGCAAGCGCATGGTGTGAACTTCATAAAGCAGTAGTATGAAAGACAAACAAGCTCTTAAAGAAGCTGCTGAACTTATCAAAGAGTATCTGATGCTCAACAAGCGTATCAGTCAGATTGAGTCATGGATGGAAGCTGTGGGTAAGGATGGTAGAGTTCACGGGAAAGTTATTACCAACGGCGCCGTGACCGGTAGGGCTACTCATTCATCACCAAATCTTGCCCAGATACCTAACACCTCATCTGTGTATGGTGCTGAGTGTCGTCAGTGTTGGACAGTAGAGGAAGGGAATGTGCAGGTTGGTGTTGACTTATCTGGTGTAGAATTACGGTGCTTGTCGCACTATATGCAAGATACTGAATGGCAGCGTGAATTGTTGGAAGGTGACGTACACTGGAAGAACACACAGGCTTTTGGCTTGGTTCCTATGGGTACGTTGAAGGAAGACACAAAGGAGCATAAAGATGCACGTAACTTGAGCAAGACACTGACCTATAGTGTACTGTACGGAGCAGGGGCAGCTAAGGTTGGATCTACTGTCGGAGGATCAGCGAAGCAGGGAGCTAAACTAATTGACAACTTTTTGAATAACACACCTTCTTTGAAGAAGTTGAAGGCAAAGGTTGATAAGTTAGCGGCTAAAGGCTTTGTTCCAGCTATTGATGGTCGAAAGATTTGGGTTCGATCTGAACATGCTGCTTTGAATAGTCTGTTACAATCAGCAGGAGCTATTATTGCAAAGAAGTGGATCGTATGTTTTACTGATGAGCTGAAGTCGAAGAAAATACCTTATAAGCTACTCGCATGGGTACATGATGAGGTACAATTAGAGACCCCAGCAGAATACGGAGAAATTGTGGGAAAAATTGTTGCTGATGCAGCTACGAATGCGGGTGAGCAGTTAAGATTCCGTTGTCCTATTGCTGCTGAATATCGAGTAGGGAAGAACTGGTATGACTGCCACTAAGTATCCTCAGGGTTACTTTAAAGATAAAGCTTGTAAAACTTGCGGGAGTGTTTTTACTCCTACAAATCCATGCAATATCTATTGTAGTCCTAAATGTAAAGGTAAAAATTCTTACTACAAGCGTAACTATGGTATAACTGATGCTGATCTGGCTGCTATGAAAATAGAGCAAGACAACAAATGTTATCTATGTCAAAGTGAAGGTTTTCTGATTGGTAAAAATAACCACAACGAAAAACTAGCTGTTGATCATTGTCATAAGACAGGCAAAGTCAGGAAACTTCTTTGTCACAACTGCAATAGAGCTTTGGGCCTGTTCAAGGACAACCCAGAACTGATGCGTAAAGCAGCAGACTATATTGAAGAAAATAATTGTAACAACCCTTGACATGACGTTAAAGTGCTGTACAATATTAGGTAATAAGCGCCTGTGGTGAAACTGGTCAACACAGCAGATTTAAAATCTGCCGCCGTAAGGCTTACCTGTTCGAGTCAGGTCAGGCGCACCATAAAGACAGATCGGAAAGACGGTCACTTTCATAACATTTAAAGGAAATTTAAAATGGATAACAAACCAGTCAAGATCGCAGGCCAGTTGTTTTGGAGCAATTGGATGAAAGAGTTCAATACTAAATTTAACAGCGAGAATGAAAAGTACGAATGTACACTGGGTATGCTCTCTGACAAGGCTTGTGAGGCTCTGAAGGAACAAGGTATCGTGATCAAGAATAAGGACACAATGGGTAACTACATTGTTGGTAAGTCTAAGTTCTTGTTCGAGCCTGTGGACGCTGAAGGTAATCCAGTGGCTATCGAGAAGATTGGTAACGGCACTAAGGTGACAGCTCTGGTAGGCTCCTATCGCCACAAGATGTCAGCTAAGTTCGGCTCTGCCCCTTCGATCAGTAAGTTGATTGTTACCGACTTGGTTGTCTACGGTGAAGATGCCGAAGGTGACGATGACGACATCCTGTAACAAGGAACCTAAGATTGCTCTTGTCGATGCTGACTTTCTCGTGTACCGTATCGGATTCAGTACGGAAGACGAACCAGTTGGCATCGCTAAGGCACGATTAACGGAGTGGTTAGAAGACTTTATCTATGTGAATCTCAAAGCTGACGAATATACAGCTTGGATCACAGGTAAGACTAACTACCGTTATGACATTGCCAAGACAGTGCCATACAAAGGCAACCGTAAAGATGTTCAACGACCTAAGCACTACGAAGCCCTAAGGGAGCATCTAGTCAAGCGTCATGGGGCTATCGTTACAGTTGGTGAGGAAGCTGACGATACCGTAGCCATTGCGTCCACGAAGCTGTTAGATCAGTGCTGGATTGTGCATGTGGATAAGGATCTCGATCAGCTTCAAGGATGGCACTACAACCCTGTAAAGGATGAGAGATACTATGTCGATGAGTTCACAGCGTATGAGTCGTTTTCGACGCAACTTCTCACTGGAGATAGGATTGACAATATCCCGTGCTTGGCAGGCATTGGCCCGAAGAAGGCAGCTAAAGCTCTCCAAGACGCAAAGACGAAAGAAGACCTCTTACGTTGTGCGTGGAAGAAGTATCAAGAACTGGGGCATACGCTGGAGTATTTTACTGAACAAGGACAGCTCTTGTGGCTGAGACGATATGAAGGAGAGCTATGGCAACCGGACGTAAAATTACTGCCAAACAAGTTGCAACTAAGTACGGATTCCGCAGCGGACTTGAAGAAAGAGTAGCGGAACAACTGGATCAGTTAGGTGTGTCTTATACGTATGAGAAGGTTAAGTTGAAATACATTCGACCTTCCTCTGAACATATCTATACGCCTGACTTTGTGCTTGCCAGTGGCATCATTGTTGAGACTAAGGGAAGATTTCTCCTAGCTGATCGTATGAAGCATTTGATGGTCAAGAAACATAATCCAGAGTTAGACATTAGGTTTGTATTCAGTAATTCCAATGCACGTATCAGCAAAGCGTCTAAGACAACGTATGCTATGTGGTGTAGGAAGCACGGATACAAGTTTGCTGATAAGACAATTCCTCAGGAGTGGTTAGATGAGAGTTAAAGCATATAACAGGGAAATTCACTATGACTTCTCTAAAGAAGAAGTAGATTTCTTAAAGCTCTTAGAGCTATGGGATGAGCTCAAAAAGAAGTTGAAGCCTCACGAACGAGTGACGGTTGAGGGATACGAAAGGGTTGACAGTGAGTAATGTAAATTTGGTATGCTATTCCGTACCTGCTCCGGGGCTGGTTGAGAAGGGCATTAAAGACGCTCAAGACCTCTTAGCGTTCATGGCTCGTGTCTCTAACCCGGACAACCAGTATGCAACAGAGTCAGGCCCGAAGTTGTTGAAGTACTTGATTAACAATAAACACTGGTCTCCTCTGGAGATGGTACACTTGTCAATCGAGATCGAGACAACGCGCGACATTGCACGACAGATTCTGCGACATCGTAGCTTCAGCTTCCAAGAGTTTAGCCAGCGGTATGCTGCTGTACAAGGTTTTGAGTTGTCTGAGGTTCGCCTACAGGATTCTAAGAACCGACAGAACAGCCTTGAAGTAGGTGACTCTAGTCTACATAACTGGTGGTTTCAAGCACAGAAAAGGGTTCGTGATGACGCTGAGTTGGTTTATAACATGGCTCTTGCCAAAGGGGTTGCCAAAGAGCAAGCACGAAAGCTACTGCCTGAAGGATTAACCATGAGCAGGATGTACATGGCAGGTAATCTGCGTAGTTGGCTTCACTATGTGGATATTCGCTGTGATGCGGCTACGCAGAAGGAACACCGAGAGGTTGCTGAACAGGTGAAACTGATCGTCTGTGAACAGTTCCCTGCCGTTAAAGAATTGTTTTATGCAAAGGAATTGACTAATGCTTCTAAATGAATATCAGGAACTAGCGTTCAAGACAGCGATGGAGACAGCTAAGAACCCTGCTTACATGATCTCTAACCTCACCTCTGAAGCCGGTGAAGTTGCAGGTAAGTATGCCAAGTGGATTCGAGATGGTGTCTTGGACGAAGAAGGAATGCAAAAGGAAGCTGGTGATGTGCTCTGGCAGATCGCTGGTCTATCTACTGTAATGGGCTGGAGCTTGGCGGATATTGCCAGTAAGAACCTTCAGAAACTAGCAGCACGTAAACTTAACAATACCCTCACAGGGTCAGGAGATGAACGATGATTGATAAAGACGATATTGACCAGACATACAGCTTTACCTATACAGATTGTAACGGTAAAGTACATACTAAGACAATTTGTACACCCGGAGATACATGGCATGAATGCATGGATGACTATGTAAAGTTCTTGGAGTCAGTGTTTGGGTATGCTATCAAGCATCAGGTACGCTTGGAAGAGCCGGTGTGGTTGGGTGCGATGTATGCGAACCACCCTGGCTATCTTGATCCTTGGACGGGTGAGTACTTCATTAAGGATGAAGAAGTCGGTGAAGATCATTTGAGCGATTGGTAAATATGAAGATCCTAGTTATTCCTGACTGTCAAGTCAAAGAAGGGGTATCTCTGGATCATCTGGAGTGGGCGGGGAAGGCTATCTGTGACTATCGACCTGACGTGATTGTAAACATCGGCGACTTCGCAGACATGCCCTCCTTGTCTACCCATGATGTCAAAGGGTCTAAGTACTTTGAAGGTCTTCGCTACAAGAAAGATGTAGAGGTGGTTAAGGAGGCTATGAAGAAGCTTCTGAAACCTCTGCGTGACTTGCAGAAGACTCAAAAGGAATCCAAGCACAAGGTGTATAAGCCTCGCATGGTGCTGACTCTTGGTAACCACGAGAATCGTATCAACCGTGCTGTGAACAATAACCCTACACTTGAAGGACTCATCAGTGTTAAAGACTTGGATTACGACAAGGATTGGGAAGTACATGAATTTCTACATCCTGTATTTCTCAACGATGTTGGCTTTAACCATTACTGGCCAGTTGGTGCTATGGGCCGTCCTGCTGGAACCGCTTCGGCGATTGTCAACAAGCTGCACATGAGCTGCATTGCAGGCCATCAGCAGGGGAAGCAGATTGCCTACGGTAAACGCGCTGATGGTAAACCTATCTGTGCTATCATCGCAGGTAGTTATTATCTGCATGATGAAGACTACATGGATCAGCTCTCTAACCGTCACTGGCGAGGACTGCTGATGTTAAACGACGTTAAGGATGGCGGCTTTGATGAGATGCTGTTGTCGATTGACTACCTTGAAAGGAAGTACAGTGAACAAGTGTGATACGTGCTTCTACGCACTAAATGATAAGGACTTAGAAACTCCGTGTATTACCTGTACCGGATACTCTAACTTCGTAAAAGGAGATTTGTATATGACACCTAGTCACTCAGCGCAGCCTTTAAAGGAAGCTATTGATGATTGGTTTGCGAAGACTAACGGACTGTCTCCAACAGATTTCTTGTATAATCCAGTCTTGGACTACGACACAGTGGAGAAGCCTAAGCACTATATGCTGTTTGAGGATCAAGGCATTGAGGTGCGGGATGTCATTGAGAAGCTAGTGAGTAAACTAGATGACCATGTAGGTATTGAAGTGCCCTACTCTCCTCTATTCACGCCTGACTACGTACAGATGATGCAGTACCTGATGCGCTTTATGGACAAGAATGGCGTGGAGGACTTGAAGAAAGCTCGATGGTACTTGGACAAGTTGATTGCTAGTTATGAATCTGACCTTTGAAGAACTTAAAGAGAAGCTTCAACGTATTGATGAAGTCACGCTGTTGGAGTTGCTTAATATCCACAGTGATGACATCATCGAGCGCTTTGAAGACTACATTGAAGATAAACAAGAACAACTGATGAGAGAAATTTACTGATGCGTAACCTACTAACGAAGAAGACAACATACACCTTCGACTATCCAGAGGCGCTGGCCTTTGCAGATAAGCAGAACGGTGTGTTCTGGACTTTTGACGAAATTGATTTGGAAAAAGATGTACATTCAATTCTTACCGACTTTACTCCTGCTGAACGGCATGGTGTTACTACTTCACTTAAACTCTTCACCAAGTACGAACGTATTGTTGGCGATGAGTATTGGTCTGGTACTGTTAAACCTAACTTCCAGCATCCTGATATTGGCCTGATGGCTGATGCCTTTTGCTATTTTGAAAGTAATGTCCATGCTCGCTTTTATAACCGCATCAATGAACTACTTGGATTGGCTACTGAAGAGTTCCATCAATCTTGGCAGTATGATCCTGT